GCCGGGCGCGGGGGGGGGGCGGCCCACGGCGCACATATTAGGTAATCGGGCCGGTCAGCTTGAGGGTAACGCTTCCCTCCAACTTGTCGTCGTACTGCCCGCCGCCGCTCATGGAGCGCACGAACGCCGTGAAGTTGTACACGGTGTTGGCCGAGTCGCTCCACTTGATGGCATACTGCGCCGTCCCGCGCCCTTCCAGCGCGGCCTTCATCGCCGCGTGCGAGGTCGCCCCGGGGTCGAAATTCAGATCCAGGGTCACCTCGCCCGGCTCGATCATCCCGGCGACGTATTCCCGAAACGCGCTCGCCCCGTCCATCGCGCTCACGTCGATCTGGTCGCTCTGCAGACCAGACCACTGCACGCGCGTCACGTTCGCCAGCGCCGTCCCGGCCGTGCCGCCGATATACAACGTAGTCCCAAATGCCGCTGCTCCGCTCATCGCCTACTCCTCATACTGCACCATAAAATCCGCTGCAACCGTGTGGACGCGCGCCTCCTCGTCGAAGCCCACAGCAAACACGCCCTCGCTCAGACAGGCCCAGATGTCCACGGTCGACGCCGTGCCCCGGTATCCGTCGAGCGCCCCCAGCACTGCCGCCGCAATCGCCCGCGCGTTGGCGTAACTGCCGCTATGGCACAGATAACTCACCCGCGCCCAGGCCAGCCCCTCCGGCCCCGCCATGTCGTGGTGGGGCGAGCCGCTGACCAGCTCGTACGTGATGTAATCTGCGCCTGCAACGCTCTGCGCCGCGACCACCGGGTAGATCCGGGTGGATACCAGGCCGGTCACGCCGCTCGTCGCCACAAGCTTGGCGTACAGCGCCTCCTCTATCGTCGCCATTAAATCCTCGCGGCCTTCTTCGTCGCCGCCGACATCGCCGCCTGCGCTTTCTCCCGGCTTGTGTCGACTGCCGGGCGCATAAACGGCCGCGCCCGTGCGCCCGGGTGCCGCGCCCACGCCACCAGCCGCCCGCCGATGAGCAGCGCGCGCCGGCGTCGCGGCCGGATCATGTGCGGCCGCGTGCCGAACTCAACCAGGTGCGCGATCTTCCTGTGCGCCTTGCCCGGCCGCACCTCGACCGTCACATCGGTGCGCCGGCGGCGCGTGGTCTTCTGCTCCAGGTCCTCGGCAATCGAGCCGGGCGCGCGGCGCATCGCCGCCTCGCGCACCACGGTTGCGCCGGCGTGACAGATCACCTCCAGCCCGTCCGCCACGTCCACGCCGCGCCGGTGCAGCTCGCGCACCACGTCGTCTATACCGTCCACCCGCACGCTGATATTCGCCATGCACAACCTTTGCACACTGTTTTGTGGCGATAATCTACATTATCGCCACAGTTCAGCCGACCGCCGACCGCCGCCGCCAGGCCGCCTCAAGCCGCGGCGCATACACGTCCACGCCGCCCGATCCGTTGTATTTCGCCGCAATCGTGCGCCAGTCCCTCGCCCGCACCGCCGCCATCAAATCCGCATCCGTCAGCATGTAGTTGATGAAGGCCACGATCTGCGCCGCCTCGCCGCTCTGCCGGTCCGCAAACGCCGCAAACATCTGCTCAACCGAGCCGTAACCAACCCGCTCATGGTTGAAGCCCATGATCTGCGGCCGCCCCATGCTGATCGACCGCAGCGCCGCCCGCCGGTTCACGTTCTCGGCAAAACGGAACGCAGCCCACTCGCCCGCCTGCCCGCTGTGGATCACCGTCCACGGCTCGCCGGGCACGGCCCGCCAGTACTGCGGCTGTTCCCATGGCCGGCTGTCCGCAATCCGGAAATGCCGCCCGAACAGCGCATCGTCGCCCAGCTCCGTCTTGAAAATGTGCGCCTCGAACCGGATCACCAGCCGGCCCCCCTCGCCGAACGCCGCGCCGCTCTCCACATCCAGAATCGCCATCATCACCGCCGGGTCGAGCGCGCCCCCCTGCGGCTGCATCACCGTCGGAATGTGCACCGTGTGCGTCTCCTCTTCCAGCCGCCGCTGCAACGCCGCCAGTTCGCCGGCAATCGGAGCCGTGTCGAAGGTCGACCAGATTTTGTCGCGGAAATCGGTCATGTACAGCCGCACGGCAGCCACGTCGTCGCGCACGCCCCGCGCATACCGCTCCACCTCCGCCACGTATGCCGCCGGCTCGCGCACGCCGATCCAGCCCTGGTGCCCGGCGCGCCGCCCGTTGACCAGCATCTCCAGACCGAATTCGCCGATCTTCCAGCGCGGCCCGCGCGGCGCCCATTTGTGCCGGAACACATGCCACGGGTTCACGTCCGGGTCGTCGAGGCCCAGATCGTTGTAATACTCGTGCACCACCGCATAGTGGTCGCCGCGCACGATGGCGTCGAGCGCCCCGGCCAACGGCGACCAGTCCGGCTCCCCGCTCGCATTGAGCAGCGCCGGATGTCCCGTGCCCAGGTTCAGCGCCTCGGCCCGCAGCCCGTGTTTGCGCAGCCCCTCGCACGCCGCCGCGGTGTACTCATTGATCTGCGCCATCAGGTCGTTGCTGTCCGGCTCGTTGATCAGATGCACCAGCAGCTGTTCGCGTTCCGGTATGCGCGCCCCGCGCCGCCTGGCCTCCGTTTCCATCGCCTGCACCCGCGCCGCCATCTCCTCGGCATGGCTCACCCCGCACAAATGCGGGTCGCTGCGCAAAAACGCATACACGCCCTGCGGATCCTGCTTCGTGCGCCCGTCGTCCAACTCCCACCAACGCAGAGCGACCTCCGCCTCCGGCGCCATGGCGTGCGCGTCGATCACGTCCTGCACGTCCGGCTGCAGGATCAGCACGTCATACGGACGCACCTGCCGCAGATAGTCCAGGTCGCCCGGCCGATCCGCCTTGTGCGCCGGACCCCAGTACACGCTCAGCCTGGTCATTCCCGTTCCTTCTCCATCTCGGCGCGCGCCTCGCGCATCAGCCGCGCCTGCGCCGCCAACGGCAGCGTATCGCCCGGCCGGCTCAGCGGCTCCCCGTCCACATCGCGCGGATTCGCCAGCGGCGTCACCTGCGCCCTGGCCCACAGCGCCGCCGCAATCGGCGTCACGGCCACAATCGCCGCCAAGATCGCCGCCTGCTGCTCCGCCGTCAGATCGATCACGCCCAGACTCACCAACGCCGCCAACACAGCCCCAACCGCGCCCGCAATCGCAGCGGCGCTCAACACAGGTTCCTCGTTCACGGCAGCCCCCTCATCTCTATTCGTCAGACCGGCGGCACAACTTGTCGATTGCCTGCTGCAGCCCGTTCATCGCCCGCGCGTTTTCCTCCAGCACCTGGATCATGCGCATCTTGTCCTCGCGCGTGTCCTGCGAATACATCTGCTCCCGGCGCATCGCGTCCTGATACGTCCGGTTGAGCGTGTATAATGCCAGCGCCGCAATGCCTGCGATCCCCGCCTGTCCGATAAGCCACTCGATAAATTGCGTCTCCATCACGCTCCGCACCCGTCGCTCACTATTCGACCCCCACCCACGGCAGCCACGCCTGCACCGGCGCGGTCGCCCTCCACGCATTCACCCGTCCATCGCCGCAGCGGTCGTCGCGCCCCGGCTCTCCGCAATCGTCTGCGCTCGCACGCAGCAGCGCCGCCACGCCCTCCGCTGTCAACTCAGGCCGCGCCGCCCACACGAGCGCCGCTGCGCCCGCCGCGTGCGCCGCCGCCATCGACGTGCCGCTGCGGATCGCATAGCCGCCCGGCGCCGCGCTCCAAATCTCCACCGCCGGCGCAGCCACGGCGATGTGCGGCCCGTAGTCGCTGCGCCAGTAGACGCCGTCCACATAATCCGTGCCCGATACGGCATAGGCGTACGCCGCCGGGTAGAACGGGGCGCCACAGCCGCCGTTGCCCGCCGCCGCCACGACCAGCGCCCCCCGCTCCTGCGCATAGACGACCGCCTCGCGCAGCGCCCCGCCGGCGAAGTACGCGCCGGACGCAATCAGAATCACCTGCGCCCCCGCATCCGCGGCGTACACGATGCCGTCGATCAGCGCGCTGTACGTGCCATAGCACTCATCCGCCATCGCCTTGACCGGCAGGAGCATCGCCCCCGGCGCAACAGCCGCCACGATGCCCGCCAAATGCGTGCCGTGCCCGCACACGTCGCCCGTGTCGCCGCCGTCCCACACGTTGCGCCCCGGCAATACGCGCCCCGCCAGATCCGGGTGCGCAGCGTCGACGCCCGAATCGACCACGGCGACGACAACGCCCGCCCCGTCGGCCATCGCCCACGCCTGCGGGACGCCCACGCGCGCCGCGCCCCACTGCTCAGCGCCGTCCGCGGCGTATACCCGCGCCGGCTCGACAGCCGGATAGGTCGTCACGTCAATCGCCGGATAGGTCGGCGTGTCGCCGGCGAGGACCCGCACCGGCAGCAGCGCCAACAGCAGCGCAATCGCCGCAGCCCTAAACGACATCGTTCACCTCGTCACCAACGGAAGCCATGTCACCTCACGCGGCTCGAACATCCGCTCGTACAGCCGCCTCGCCATCGGCGGGTACAGCGTCACGTCGCCCATGCTGTACGACGCGCCCCCCGCCCAAATCTCGTCGTGATTCCAGCGCCCCGCCGCCTGCACCCACATGCCCGGCCACACGCCGTCGCCGTGGCGGTATACGCGCATCAGCTCGCGAAACGGACGCCAGCGCGGGCGATGCACCAGGTCGCTCTGCGCAATCATCATGTCGATCAGATACGCGCTCATGGCGTCCGTCTGAAACAGAAACCACCACACATGCGCCGCCTCGTGCACCGCCGCCTCGTGCTGCGCCGTATACAGCACCATGCGCCAGCACAGCGTCCGCCGCCTCAGGCCGGTAGCGATAGCGCAGCAATACGTCGCGCAACCACGAATGGGTCACGGCTCCGGCTCCTCGGCGGGGAACCCGCTCAGCGTCCCCTCGCCCTGCACCTCCCAGCACAGAACAACCTGCTCGTGTCGCCGCCCGTCCGGGTCCAACACGCTCTCGATCTCCAGCGTGCGCCCCTCCCACACCAGCCGGTGGCTCACCGGACTCAACCCCGAAAAAAAGCGCATGCGCACCTGGTACGGCGCACGCGCCTGCAAAATCTCCGCGCCGGCCGCCATCTTCTCACGCGCCGTCGCCATCATCGGCCGCACCTCGGCCCACACCGTCTGCGCATCATCCCAGGCCGGCGCTTCCTCGCCGAAACTGTTCGCCGTCCTCGTCGACGCCTGGATCGTCACCCGCTCGCGCAGCCGTCCCGCTCGCATCTATCCCCCTAGTACCAGCAGCGATGCATCCACATCAGACTGTGCGCCGCAACCGGCGTCTGCACAGTCACCACGCCCGGCGCAATCGTCGATTCCTCGCGGTTCTCGTAATAGTGCGCCGCCAAGAAGCGGATCGCGTGCTTCGCCCACTCCGGCACAGCCGCCGCCGCCCCGTACCCTGCCACGAAGCGCACCGTAATCGGGTTCGTCGGCGTCAGCGTGTCGCTCGGCCAACTGCACCCGTACGCCAGCCGGATCCGCCCCGGCTCGCTGTGGATGTCCACGTCGTACTGGTCCGTTGCCAGCGTGTGTTGCACTCCGTCCGAATCCGTATACGTGACGTGCGTCACGCTCTGCAGCGGAGGTCTCGGCAGACGGATGGCGCTCCCCGCCGGCCACGCCGGCAAATACAGATCCCACGTCTGCGTCACCAGCGCCCGCCGCGTGAACCCCTCCACGAACTGCCGCGCCGCCGTCAGGTACGCCCCGATCAGCGTGTCGTCCGTCGTGATGTCGATGCGCGCGTGCGACTTGAACTCCGCCACGCTCAGCGGCTCCTCAACCGGACCCGTCGCCAGCGTCCACTCGCCGTCCATGTCCTACAGCGCCCCCCCGGTCGACCGCCTGCGCGGCTTGCGCTTCGCCTTGGCCGGCTGCTCAGGTTCCGGCTCAGGTTCCGGCTGGGGCTCCGGCTCCGCCGCATCCTCTACAATCTCGCCCCAGCCGCCCGCAACCAGCCGCTCCGCCAACTCGTCGCTCACCCGTATGACCATGCCCGCCGGCGTCACCCCCTCCGGCCCCGCGCCCAGCGTCCGCATCCGCACGCGCTTCATGTCTATTGCCCCTTCACCGCCAGCGTCAGCGTCCGCGTCGCATCCTGATTCACCGCGCTCGCCGCCGTGCCGCTGCGCACCTTCAGCCAGCGCACGCCCTCGAAGTTGGCGCCGGCGTCGAACACGATGTAGCGGCTCGCCGCCGCCGAACCGCCCACCTCGTTGCCGCCGTCGTCGTACAGGTCGGCGTACGTCTCCCCATCCGCGCTCGCCTGGAACGTCAGCCCCGCCGCCGTCCACGCGCTCGGCATCTGGATCCCGACCAGCCGGCCCCCCATCAGGTCAACCGCTGCGCTCAGACTGGCCGTCCCCAAAATCGTCGCCGTCACTGTCTGCAGAGCCGGCTGGTACGTGATCCCCATCATCCGCTCCTTACACCGACGCGCTGAACGGCGTCGCCTCGCTACCCGTCGCCGCGCCCGTCACATGCACCCACCATTTGCCGGCCGCCACGTCGATCAGCTCCGCACGAGCGCCCGCCAGGCCGCCCTGCGTCGACCCGTCCCAGTTGATCCGGTCCGAATCGGCCGCCGTCTCGAAACCGACCACGCTGTCGCCGCCGTCCGCCGCCATCAGCGCCACGCCCTGCATCACGTCCGCCGTGCCGGCCACGCTGATCGTCGTGCTGCCGCTGCCGATAGGCGCCGTCTGCAACAGCGTGAAGTGCGCGCCGGTCCCCGTCGCCGCCGGCAACGTCACCGCCACGCCCACCGTGCCGCTCAATGCCACGATGCGCCCGTCGTGCGCATCCGCCGTCAGCGCCAGCGCCGCCGTCCCGCCGTGGTTCACCACCCGGCCCGACATGTCAGCCGCCCGGTTGATCTCATCCGCCGTCGCCGTGATCGCAACGCCCGCCAACTTCAGCGCGCCGCCGCTCTCGACGTCCAGTTCGCCGCCGCTCTCGATGTCCAGTTGGCTGCCCGATTGCACCACCAGGCGCAGCGAGCCCTGCTCTCGATATACACCCGCGTTGTAGCTCATCCTCATCTCCTCGCCCGCCGCCGGTCACGGCCCGAGCCGCACCCGGACCGTAACCGGCGACTCATCTCACTACGCCTCGCTCGGGCTGATCACGAGCTCATCGTCGGCCACGCTCGCCGTCCCCTGCGTCAACGGCAGGCTGCGCGCGCCGTAGCGGATCGCAATCGTGTCGCCGAACGCAATGTTCGCAACCGCGCTGGTCAACACGCCCTGCACATACCGCTCCAGCGGCTTGTACACGTCCACGATCAGCAGCCGGTCGTTCAGGTCGTCGTTCGCCGCCGAGGTCACCACCGCGCTCCCGCCGGCCACCGCCGCCATGCCGCTGTCGCTGTTGATCGTGTTCTGCTCCACCGTCAGCGCCGCAACGCCCGTCTGCGCCGAGTCCGTGATCGGCGTAATGAATACCACGCCCTCGAACCCGCTCATGTCCAGGATCTCGCTGTTATCGTCCGTGCTGCTCGCCGCCGCAATCGGCGAGTTCACATGGTCGATTTTCACACTCGTCAAGAAGTTCATCTCTCATCCCCCATCATTCACGCGTCGCCCCCGGCGCGTTCTAGCCCAACTTCACCCGCACGAACGCCTCTTCCAACACAGGCATGCCGTCGCTCTCCAGCCTGCCGATCAGCCCAACCTGGTTGGTCTCCGCATACAGCTCGACCAGCCGCTGCACCGACATGCTCAGCGCATCCGCAATCCAGTAGTGGCTGAAGTCGCCCAGGATCGCCACGTATTGCCCGGTCGTGAACGTGTTCGGGGCATGCTCGCTGGCGTAGGCCGGGAACCCGAGCAGCATGTCCGGCTCGCCCGCCATCACGCTCTGCCGCCAGATATATTGCCCCTCGCCGTCCTTGATCTTGGCGACCTGTTTGTAGAAGTCGCCGTGCGCCAGCCAGCGCGCCTGCAGCTTGTACGCGTCGTTCAGCGCAAAGCGCGCGTTGATCAGCCCGTCGAACGTCACCGCCGAGTCCGTGTTGTCCTCGCTCACGTCGCGGCCCGTGGAAATTCCAAGGTCGCTCGCCGTAAATACGCCCAGCGGCTGATTGCTGCCGCTGCCGGTCAGCGCCGCCTTCTCCCACGTGATGCCGAATTTGTACGCCAGCCGGCTGCGCACCAGCGACTCGCTGTCGGGAACCTGCCTCAGCAATTTGTTGCTGACCTTGATGCGCTTCGCCACCGGGTGCGGCGTCAGCGCCCGGCGCCCGAAACTCATATTCGTGTCTTCGGTCCCCGTCCCCAGCTCCGCCGTCCAGTCCGCATCCGCCGGGTCGCTCTCCAGCGTCGGCACGCCCAGGCTCGCCGCGTTCGGCACGGAGAACACCGTCGCCCACTGGCGGATGTACACCGCGTTGTCGACCGCCTGGATCAACCGGTCCACGAACTGCATCGGCGTCACCAGATACCCGCCGCCGGCGTCGCTGTCCGCCTGCAACACAGCCCGCGACGCAATCCCATCGCGCAGATACTCGCCGAATGCCTGGCGATACTCCGGCGTCGCCCTCTGCATCGCCTCGCGCCATGCCGGCGTCGCCCGCTCCGTTGCGCTCAGCGCCTGCAGCCCGCGGCTCATAAACTCGACCGCCGGCGTCACGGCCCGGCTTACCTGCTCCATCGCATGCGCACGCCGCGGCTCGGGCTCTTCCAGGTCCTCTTCCAACTCGGCCATGCGCTCCATGCGCTCATACCGAGCGCGCAGCTCCTCCGCCTTCGCCATCAGGCGGTCGTACTGCTCCTGCTCTTCCGCCGTCATATCTCGGTCGAGCGCCTCTGCCGCCTCGTGCAGCGCCCGCGCCTGTGCGATCAACTGCGCCCGCTCGCCCTTCAACTCCGCAATCGTCTTCATCTCACCCTCACCTGTTCGTTCCCGTTACTCCAACTCAGCCAGTTGCAGGCCCCGCGCCCTGCGCCGCGCCCGCTCCATCTTCAACCGATCCGCCTCTGCCTCATCCCCATCCGTCTCAGACCACCCCGGCCACGTCCGCATAGCCGCCGGCAGGCTCACCCGATACCGCTCCTCCAAGGCCGCCAGCAGTTTCGGCGTCAACTGTCCCTCCGCCGCCATCCGCTCCGCCTTCAGAATCGCCGCCCCGGGCGTCGCCCCGTCGTATACCGCCGACACCTCCGCCAGCCGCGCGTCCCGGATCTCCACCGTCGCCAGTTGGGTCCGCACTACGCCGTCCTCTTCCCGCTCATACTCCAGCCCCGCAAAATGCGGGCATTCAAAACTCAGATAATTGCGGCCGCAGATGTCGCACACCCAGCGCCCGCCATAGAACCCCACCGACACGTCGTGCACGATCCCGCTGCGCACGCCGGCGATGAAATCGTTTGTGTTCACGCCCGCCAGCCGCAGCCCCGCCAGCGTGAAAAAATCGGCCTCGACGACCGTTTCCTCGCCGCTCTCTCGCACCTCGCCCGTCAGCGACCGGCCCAGCGGCATCTCGTGCCAGCGATGCGAGTTCTGGAACGACACGCCCTCCGCCGCCGCCCGCGCGAAATTCGCCAGCGTGCTCGCCGCCATGTGCGTGTAGTACGCATCCAGCCGCGACGAGCTGATCTCCGCCCGCCAGAAAAACGGGTCCGACTCGTCGAACACCGCCGGGTCATACGCGCTCTGCTCCCGCGCCATCTGCAACAGCGCCTCCGCCCGTTCGCCCCGCACGGCCGCCGCCCGCGCCGCATGCGCATGCACCACCCGCTCAGTCTCCATCTGACTATTGCTCCTCATTCGCCGGCTCCTCGCCCGCCGCCGTCATGTTCATCGGCGTCAGGTACTCGTCCCCGCCCTCGATCTCGTCCATGTTCTCCAGCTTCCGGATATCGTTGGCGCTCATCCAGCCCCACTGCCGCGCCACCGCATACGCCTGATAGCGGCTCATCGTGTCCCCGCGCAGCAGACCCTCGACCAAATGTTCGGCGTAAAATCGTTTCTGCTCATTGGCCGTCAGCAGGTCCCGCTGGATCGCCTGCTCGAACCGCACCAGCCACGGCCGCACCGTGTCCGTTACGAACTCGATGGCCTGGTGCTCGATGTTGGAAAATGTGGCCTTGTCCAGCAGCCCGATTTTGTGCGGCGGCATGCGGTAGATGCGGGCGATCTCCTCCGCCTGAAACTGACGCGTCTGCAGGAACTGCGCCTCTTCCGGCGGCACGCTCAGCGTCTCCACCGTCATCCCCTCCTCGAGGATGCGGATGCGATGCGCCTGGCTCAGCCCGCCGTGCTCTTCCTGCCACGACCCTTTCAGCCGGTCGTACGCCTTGTCGCTCAGCGCGCCCGGGTGCTGCAGCACGATCCCCGGCCTGGCCCCGTTGCCGAAAAAACGCGCGCCGTATTCCTCCGTCGCCAGCGCCAGACCCACCGCCTGCATCGCCGTGCGCACGGGCGAATAGCCCACCAGCCCGTCGCCGCTCAGCGTGCGCACATGGTGCACCTGTTCCCGGCGAAGCTTCACCGTGCTGCCGTCGCCCGGCGCGTACTCATACTCCACCTGCCCGCGCACCCGCCGCACCGCCATCCGGTCCGGCCGCAGCGGCCACAGCTCCGCCGTCTGCCCGCTGCCGTTGCGCACGATCTCTGCGTACGCATTGCCCCACAGGCACAGGCTCGCCGTCATCATCTCGCGGAACTCCATCGCCGTCTGTTCCGGGTTCGGCTGCGTGTGCAGAATGCGGTACAGCGGATGATTCTCCGCCCGCGCCTTCCCCCGCGTCTGGCGCTGATAGACGATCAGCGGCAGGCTGGCGACCGTCTCGCTCAGCACGCGCACGCACGCGTACACCGCCGGCAGCGCCAGCGCGCCCTCTTCCGTCACCGTCACCCCGGCGTATGTGGAGGCGCTCTGCAGGCCGAACAGCCGCGCCCAGTCCGCATCCTGGCTCGGATGCGTCCGCCTGCTCACCTCGCCCAACAATCTCGCCGTAAAACCGGTCATCCCGTCGTCGCTCCGCACAGCGCCAAAACAAAAAAGCGCACCCGGTCCTCGCGGACCGTGTGCGCTCGTGGCGTCCTCTATAGTTGTCTGCGCATCCCCTGCGCAAACCTGACTCAACTATACGTCGGTGGCGTTAAACTGTCAACCGATTAGAACAAAACAGAACATAACCTGTCAGTTTGACGAATTCCCCAGAATTCCCCAAATTGCCTATTGCAATTCCCCCGAATTTGTGATTTAATGGAGGTAGGAAAAACGATACGGACTCGGACGAACCGAGACAGGGCCTAGCAATAGGCGAACCGGGGAGGACCCGCCAGACCGCCAGAACAACGGAGGTTGATAGACCAGGAGTCAGCGGCAACCGAGCCGCTCTGATGATTGGCCGAATCCGAGGCCGAAACTCCAGAAGGGAGAATACGATGAACAAGGCAAGCTATTTCGTCCGCGTGGACACCTATTGGGCTTGGGCGCCCGACTATTTCGTCGGGCCGTTCGCCAGTCGAGACGCCGCACAGGCGGCGATCGACGAGGCGCTGAGCGCCAGCGGCGGGCTGGCGCAGATGGCGTACAACCTCTCGCCGGATGTCTGGTCCGGCGTGCGCATCCACGGCATTCTGTCACGCACCGCTGCACGGCGCAGCGGCATGCGTGATGACGACCAGATCAGCCGCATTCCTCTGAATGCCGACGATCTGGCCCGCCAGATTGAGGAAATTTTCTAATCGCACCCCACGCCTGCCGGTGGGCGTAATCACCGGCAGAAAGGGAATTACGATGAAACTCACAACCGCGGAGGTTTTCGCCCTCGCTCGCCTCGTTAACGAGGCGAGCATAGGGTTGGACGGCACGAAAGTGCACGCTGCTGTCCACATTGCGGATAGTGCCGAAGCGCGGCACTATCCGCACGTCGCCGAGGCAAGAGATCGCCTCGGCGATGAATGGGTGCTCATTGTCTGGTCGGAGGGCGAGCCGACGAAGGTAACGCCCTCCGACCAGACAATCGGGGCGGCCACAATGGCCGCCCTTATGGGGGCCGACCTATGACGTACTACGTAGAGGCAGAGATGCTGGGTGACAGCGCCACCAACGCCGCCGCCCGGCGCATGGTAGAGTTGCTGCAAGAGCGCGGTGTTGACGCCGCGCTCGGAAGCCCGCTGCAATATGACCACGACCCGGACGAATGCCCCGACGCCGTCTGGGAGCAGTGCCTGGACGTTATCGGTATCGAGGCGACGGTACGCGCGTTCACCGTCGCCTTCATCCAAAGCCGGGGATGGCAGTTAGGCCAGACCATCCCCGGCCTAGACGCCGCCATCGTCGAAGCCGCGCCGCCCCCGGCGCTCGCCGGCGACCTGCAGCCGCAAGATTGGCTGCAAATGGCGCTGTACGGCGCGGGCCTCGTGGACGCCGACCCCGGCGAGATGCGCGACGTGTGCCAGAGCCTCGCGGAGTGGCTATTCGCCGTGCCCGGTGAATCGGCCTACGCCATCCCGGACGCATGGACTGCCAGCCCGATGGGTGCGCTGTGGTGGGCGGCGCTGGTGCGCGCCGAGGGCGACGCGCTCGTCACCGTGGCCGAGGCCGCGCGTCTGGCGGGCGTCAGCGTCAAGACGCTCAGCAAGCGCATCGACCGCGGCGCGCTGCGCGCCTACGTCGATCCGTCCGCCCCCGCGCGTCAGGGGCGGCGCCTAGTGCGGCGCAGCGACGTTGCGCCGTAGCCGCCCGCGACTCCTAGCGCCCCAGGCATCGCGTCTGGGGCTTTCCTCATCTTCGCCTCAACCACGCCCGGACCTGCACCCACGCCGCCCAGGCCGCCAACCCGACCAGCAGGAAGACGACCCCTCTGTCCGCATCCCACTGCGCCGCCAAATTGTCCATATCACTCCCCGTCCGGCCCCAGCAACCGCACGATGTCCAACTCCACCACATGCCGCCCGCGCCGCAGCTCCAACACCCGCGTCTCCGGGTAAAACCGCCCCATCAACGCCCCCATATGGTCCCGCACATCCACCGCCGCCGTCCCGCCGGTCCACGTCATCACCGCCTGGCGATTCGTTCCCTCCGCCCCTTCGCCCATGCAGTCCCCATCCCCGCCGTAAACAACACGACGCCCGCAAACAGCGCCGTCGCCTCCCAGCCGAACCAGCCGTACAACGCCGCGCTCACCGCCAACAGCCCCACCACGATCAGCCAATCCCCGCCGTCCATCTCGCCCCCCTACGGCCTATGCTCCACCACAACCAGCGGATCCGCCCAAATCCCGAACCCCCGCGCCCGCGCCATCCGGCACAGACCCCGGTCCACCTCCGCCGCCGTATACCGGCAGCCCGCCCGCAGCACCTCCGCCCGCATCAACAGCGTTCCGCCCACCGTCTGCATCTTCACCAGGTCCCGCCCATAGCGCCGCCCCAGGTCGAACCGCCCGAACGCCGGCACGCCGCGCCCGTCTTCCGTGCTGAACGCCCAGATGTCGTAGAACACATTGCCCATAAACACGAACGGCGCAACCAGGTCCGCCCCCGGCCGCTCCAGATCATCTGCCAGCCGCTGCAGCATATCCGCCTCATACACGATGTCGCTCGGCAGCATCAGCACATAATCCGACCAGCCCAGGTCGACCGCATCCATGCCCGCATTATACACCGTCGCCAGCGTCGCAAACCGCTCCGCATTCACCACGCTCCCATAATGCGGCGCGCCCGTATCGCAGCGCACCACCCGCCAGCGCGGATCCCAACACGCCTGCTCTTCCAGCCGCGCCCGCGTCCCGTCCGCGCTGTCGCCCTCCACCGCAACCACGCGCAGCGCCTCCCACTCCCACGCCAGCCCGTCCACCCGGTCCGCAAACGCCTCGACCCGCCCCTCGCAATCGCGGAACGGCGCAACAATCGTCACATTCCCCATATCACTCTCCCAAACACGCTAGCCACACGGCCAAAACCATCACGATCATCGCCCACATCGCCTGGTCGAACGTCATCTAGTCCCCCCATCTGATCAGCCCGCTGGAAGTCACCCTCCCCACGAAACGGGGTTGCGGCGTGAGTTCCCGCGCCGGATTCCCCGCCACGATGGCGAACGCCGGCACATCGCGCGTCACCACCGCCCCCGCGCCCACCAGCGCCCCGCGCCCGATGCGCACCGGCAGCAGCACCGCCCCGCTGCCGATGCTCGCCCCATCCTCGATCACCGTCCGCAAATGCCCCGGCGCGCCTTCCGTCGAGGGCCGCTTGTCGTTCGTCGTCATCACCCCATGCCCGATGAACACCCCGTTCCCCACGCGCACCCCCGCGCACAGAAACGTGTGGCTCTCGATCTTGCAGCCCTCGCCGATCTCCACATCCTCCTGGATCTCCACGAACGGCCCCACGAACGTCCCCGCCCCGATGAAACACCGGTACAGGTTCACCAGGTCAGGGAAGGGGATCCGCACCCCCTCCCCCAGCACGCAGTTCTCAATCATCCCTGATCCGCCAACTCCGCAATCACCGGCTGCCAGTAATCCTCCACCACCCTGTCCCAGCCGTACTCCTCGTGCGCCCAGCGGCTCGCCTCCCGCCGCAGCGTCATCGGCCAACGCCCGCCCTGCAGCGCCCAATCCTCATACAGCCGCTCCAGCGCCGCCTGCATCCCCCGCCAGTCCGGCCAACTCCACCAACATCCCAGATGCGACCAGCACAGATCCGCCGGCGCAACCCGCTCGCCCCACATCACCAGCTCGCTCATCGACGCGAAATCCGTCGTCACCACCGGCGTGCCGCACGCCTGCGCCTCCAGGATCGGCAGGCCGAACCCCTCGCTCTTCGACCCCGCAATCAGCGCATCCGCGCAGTTATACAGGGCCACCATCACGTTCTCCGGGTAACCCATCCAGTACTGGCGCTGGTCGGCAAACACCACCCGATCCAAAATGCCCAGCTCCCGCGCCAGCTCCGTCAGGTCATAACCGCCGAACCGCGTCCCCGCCTCCGTGTGCACATACAGCCGCGCCTGCGGCTTGCCCGCAGCGAAGGCCGCCCACGCCCGCAAATTGCCTTGAAAATGCTTGCGGTCGTCGCTGCCCTTATTCGCCGCCACCATCAGCGTCAAATGCTCCACGCCGGGGAACCACTCCTCCCGCCAGTGCGCCCGCTCCGCCTCGTCCAGCACGCGGAACGTTTTCGGCTCCACCCCGTGCGGCACATACAGCGCCCGCTCTACGCCCGCCTTGTGCAGCTCCTCCAGCCCCCAGCGGCTGTACACCAACGGCCTGTGCGCCGTATCCAGCGCCGCCCGCACCCGCGCCGCCACCGGCGCCCCGTCGACGGGGAACCACGGCAGCCACTTCGCCGGCGCAACCCGCTCCCCCACCCCGTGTTGCGTCCACACGTCGATCAGCGTAATCACCGCGTCCGCCTCGAAATCCCGCGCGTACGCCCCGATCATATCCGTCCCGTACGGCTGCGCCCCTGCCGGATAAACCCTGAACCCGTCCACCATCATCGAACCGCCGGCAAGTCCGAACCAGGCAAACATCGCCACATTCTCACGGCCGCCCACCTCCGGCAGCGCCGCCAGCCGCGGCAGCAAATGTTTGCCCTGCGTTCCGTATCCGGTCGACACCCAAAAACCATTTGAGGAGTACAGGATCCTCAGCCCCTTCCGCCCTTCTCCGTTCGCCATTCGTTGATCCTCGTCGTTGTGCCTATCTGCTGAATTGCCAAAGGGCTGAAACTCGCCCCATATCCCACGCAGCCGCCATCTGCCGGCGCAGCTTCTCCTCAACCTGCTCCGCGCCTGCTTCCGAATACCATTGCAGAGCTGCCCCGTCCCGATCTGTCAACACATCCAGCAAAATGCCGTAGCGCAGCGCCGCTTCGATGTACGGTTCCGGCGTATACCATTCGTTATTTCCGCTGTTGTGCGTTACGTGCGGACGCACGTTCCGCTCTGGCGCTTCCGCATATATGTCATCTATTGTTTCGTAATCTTCAGGGTATCCGCCCCACACCTCAGCCTGCTCAGCCGATGTTGGTTCCGGCCCAGAAGCCCACGCCGGCAGCGGTTGCGGTTCGGGCTGGGACAGCGGTACAACCGTCCGCTTACCGATGTTCTCCGTGTTGATCGTGTAGGTTGTGCCGTTGCGGGTGGCTTTGATCTTATCTGGGCGTTGCATCTTGCCCACTGAGCAGGATGCAAACTCGGCAAACCAACGGGAAAGAGTCTGCCGCGGGATCATTGTGTGGCGGGCAATTTCGCTCTGACCCTTGCCAAACCATTCAGGATCAAAATAGATGCGTTGGGCGATCTTCTTCAGATCGGCACTGTTACGCCGCAGCCCATAATCTCGATTCGCACCCAACGCCCACCACTGAGCATCGCGCTTTGTCCCATGGTGTAGTTCGGCGGGAAAGACCATCAATCCGGCATAATCTCGCGCCGCTGTAACGCGATGAAAACCATCCGCCAACCAGTAAGTAGAGCCGTCGAAGAACACCACCACGGGCGGAAACTGTGCGCCGTCTTTCATGGCCGCGGCATACTCGCCAACAACGATCATGTCGAGCTGATAACGCGCTTGTATATCTTCATCAAGCACAATGGATCTGAGTTCTATTTCTTTCATTTCGTTCATCGCGCTTGCACCGCATAGTTCTCAATTGTTGCAATCTGATTATCGTCATACACATCCGACAGTTGCCGTTTGAACTCGAAATACCTGTCGCCGCTCTTTTTGTCACGTAGTCGCTTCGCGGCCTCATGCACAATCGCATGGCAGTTGGGGCAGAGATAGACAAGATTCTCAGGCCGGTTCACGCCATCCCGACTCACAGGGATTACATGGTGTAGGCGCAAAATGGAGTGAATCCAGAAGCCGCAAATCTCGCATTCGGACCCTTGGGCGAGCGTCGCCTTGCGCCATTTCATTGCTTCGTATCGAATGTTATTCATCCTGTGCGCCCTCTTTCATCGCCTGCGCATATTCGCTCGTGGCGATCCAGTCCAGTTGCACCCGGCTCTGCGTTCCGCCGTCCATCCGAATGAGATTGATGTCAAGCATTTGTCCTCCTGAAATGCCGTTGGATGTAGTGCCCACAGTCCTACTCCTCCCCGTCCTCCTCGAAGCCGAGCGTCATTCCGCAATTCAGCACCCGCGCCGCCAACCGGATCAACCCCTTCGCCAGCCAAATGCGCAGCTTCAATTCCCGCAACCGCGTCACCCGCACCTTGACGACCAACCTGCTCCCCCGCATCAACGCCACGCTATTGACCGTCACCGTCTTCTTCCCCATCCCTCTCCCCCCTCGCCAGCCGCAACACCGCACGTCGCGCCGCATCCTCATCCTCATACCGCCCGTAAAACTCCCACCCCGCACGCGGCCGCCGCTGCACCAACACCTCCGTGCGCTCCTCCGGGTTCACCCGAAACCGCGCCAACCCGCTCCCCGGCTGCGCCTCCACCGTCACACCGTCACCCTCCTCAACGCCATGCGCCACAACCGAAACCTGCATATCCGACAGACCCACCGCCAACAACTGCGCCGTCGCCGCCGCCAGCGCCTCGCTCGACGACGGCCACACCTCCACCCTCACCCGCAGCACATCGTTGGCAGCGCCCTCGACCGTGATCCGCTGCACGTTCATCGGGTCCAGACCCAACGCCTCGCACGCCATCAGCCCCCACACACGCCCCGATTCCGCCACTATTCCTCCCTCCGGATCACTCCGCCATCCTTTCCTCGGCTCATAGCTCCCGCAACCCCCGCTCCTCGTACACGCTCGCCGACTCCTCGTTGCGCACCGCCCGGTCCAGCGCCATCACCGCCGCCACGATCCCATCGATTTTCTCCCGGCTCTTCCCCTTGTTCGGCTTCACGTTCCCCGCCGCGTCGATGTCCACCGTCACATTGTCCGCCATCCAGCGCAGCACCGGGTGCCCGCCGTGCATCAGCCCGTGCGCCAACACCAGCCGCAGCAATTCCTTCGTCGGATGGCTCATGCTCGCAAACCCCTGGCCCATCTGCACCATCTCGAACCCCGCGCCCTCCAACAACTGCCGCACCATCTCCGCGCCCCAACGGTCGAAGGCGATCTGCTCGATCTTGTACCGTTGCCCCAGCGCCTCGATATCGCGCAGGATCACCCCGTAGTCGATCACGTTGCCCGGCGTCGCCGTCATATACCCGTCCCGCACCCAGGCGTCGTACGGAACCCGGTCCTTGCGCATCCGCTCCGTCAGCGTCTCACGCGGCGTCCAGAAAAACGGCAGCAGATAAAACGGCTCATCCTCCCGCTCCGGCGGAAACGCCAGCACAAACGCCGCAATATCCGTCGTCGACGCCAGGTCCAACCCCCCGAAACACCGCCGCCCCGCCAGCTCCGGCAGCGCCCCGTCGCACGCATCCCATGCCGCCATATCCAGCCACCGCTCATCTTGCGAGGTCCACTGATTTAAATGCAGCCTCCGAAACGCATTCTGATACGCCGGCGACGCCTTCGCCCGCGCGCACTGCTCCCGCAGATACTCTTCAGAAATCGTCACCCCCAGCCCCGGGTTCGCCTTCGCCCACGTCGCCGGGTCCGTCCAGTCGTCCCCCTCATCCGCCGCCGCGATGAAGGCGAAATAGCTCGGGTCCTCCACGATCCCCGCCAGCACCTGCCGCGCATACTCGTGCTGCTCCCAACACACGCTCGTCCGGTCATACCCCGCCGTCGTAATCATCACCATCAACGGCTGCCGCCGTGCGCCCGTCGAGGTCGTCAACACGTCGTACAACTCCCGATTCGGCTGCGCGTGCAACTCGTCGAAAATGATCCCGTGCGCGTTCAGCCCGTGTTTCGTAAACGCGTCCGCGGACAATACCTTGTACGAAGAGCGTGTCTTCGGCGCCACAATGCTGTTGCGATACGCCAGCGCCCGCCTGCTCAACTCCGGCGACTCCTCCACCATGGCCCGCGCCTGGTCGAACACGATCCTCGCCTGCTCCCGGTCCGCCGCCGCGCTGTACACCTCCGCCCCGGCCTCCCCGTCCGCAAACAGCAGATACAGCGCAATCCCGCTGCTGATCGTGCTCTTCCCCTGCTTGCGCGGGATCTCGATATACGCCGTCCGGTAGCGCCGCGACCCGTCGCGCCGCATCCAACCGAACAGCGGGCGCACGATCTCATCCCGCTGCCACTCCTGCAGTTTGAACGGCTCCCCGGCCCACTCGCCCTTCGTATGCCGTAGAAACCGCTCGAAAAAGCCGACCGCACGATCAGCCGCCCCTGCGTCGTACCAGTACTCGCTAATTGCCATCTCCGCCTAACAACCCTCTCGCCCTGGCCCTGCCTATTCCCCGCCCACATGCCGCGTCGTTTCATCGCACGGATTCCGCGGGACCCACGTAACCCACTCATTTCCGTCATATTCGGCCGGGAAATACACATTGCGTTCCGTCCATGCCGTGAACGGCGCCGCCTGTGCATAGCCGTATCCGGCGTCTATCTCCTTATCCAGACTCGCCGTGTCCTTGATAGCGAGATAGATGATGTCTCCCCACGTCTCCCCCGCTCTGCTCAGCGCCTCCTCGATCATCTCTCGCAGCGTCGTCATAAAATCGTCATCCATTGCATCGTTCTCCTTGCTCTGCTCAGTAGCCAACCGCCGCTCGTCGTCTAACTCCGCCACCAACCTATCGATCATCTCCACGTCCTTGGGCTGAAGCAGGCTCTCTATCTCATCCCGCGGGAACCGATCCCAAACCAACGTCGCAACCAGTCCCCGCAGATACATCATCTGCTCATCCAGCCTCTTAAGGCGTTCGTGCAGAGTGAATTGCTCCACCGGCTTTTGCGCTCCGGTCCGTTCCTCGCCGCTCATGGCAGTGTCCTCATGTACTTGCGCACATCCACCCGCTCGCTGTAATAACCGTTCGACCTCCTGCCCTCACGAATTACCCATCTATCCATCGCGCTCGGTTCCGGCCTCTTCGGCCTCTTCAAATCTACCCCGCTCGCGCTCGGTTCCGGCCTCTTCGGGACGATCCTGTCCTCGTCGATCGGCGGCGCGTCAGGGATGCGCGACCATATGCCGTCCGTCGCCGTGACGCTCTCGTGCCCCATCCCCCAGCGAAACCACAGGCCTCGCCGGTACGGCAGAACCTTCATCGCAGTCGGCTCGTCGAATCGCACAATCGCATCCCCCACATCGCCTACATTGCGCATCACTGCGCTCCCGACAAACCAGTACCAGCCCGGCTCCGTTGGCATATTCGCACTCCAGTAAGCGCGCGTCATTCCGTCGCCTCCTCCCATGCCTCTAGCGCCTGCACAGCCGTGAGCGCGCCGTCCGGCGCGGCGCTGGCGTGCGTCACGACGCGCACGGCGCACCAGTACACGATCTGGCGCGGCATGTGCCACGCCAGCCACATGGCGAGTCGCGTGCGCCAGTCGGGTACGTAGCGGCGGCGCGTCACGGCGTCACCTCCACGCGGCGCAACGCCGCGGTCTCTAGCCACGCATTCTGCGCGGCCTGGGCGGCCTGGGCGGCCTGGGCGGCGGCATTCTGCGCGGCCTGGGCGGCCTGGGCGGCCTGGGCGGCGGCATCGGCGGCGGCCCTGGCGGCCCAGGCGTCACTGGCGGCATCGGCGGCGGCCCAGGCGGCCCAGGCGGCGGCATCGGCGGCCCAGGCGGCCCAGGCGGCCCAGGCGGCGGCATCGGCGGCCCAGGCGGCCCAGGCGGCGGCATCGGCGGCGGCATCGGCGGCCCAGGCGTCACTGGCGGCGGAGCAGGCGGCCCGCAATGACTCATCGCCCGTCTCCAGGTAGTCGCGTACCACCTGCGGCGCGCACCACAGGCCGATCACCTGCAACGCGCACCAGCGCGCGAACTCGCGCAGCAGCGCATCCGTCTCCGCTGCGGACAACATGGCGACGACCGTGCGCTCGCTGGCGACGTATTTGTCAGCGTCGCGCATGATTGTGCCGCCGAGCGTGACGCGGCACAGCGCCGAGATGGACGGCGCGTATTTGAGCGCGTCCATGACGTGCTCGCAGGCGTGCAGGCCATGGACGCATAGCTCTATGACGCCGTCCACCGTCAACGTCTCGCCGACGCGCACCTCGCGCCCGTCGCCATGTGCCAGGCGCGGCGTGCCGTCATTGTCCACGGGGCAAAAATGCCAGTAGTAATAGTCGGTCATTCCGTCACCTCCTCCAGCAGCTCCGTCAACGCATCCGCCACGGCCATAATGTTCGCAATCGCCTCCTCCGCGCCGTCCGTGCGCTCGCCGGCAATCTCGCACCACTGCGCCGCCGTGCACAGCCGGAGGCGCAGCTTCTCCGCCTCCGTCCATGGGGCCCCAGTCCCCGCGAAAAACTCCGCCCACTCCTGCTCTCGTTTTGCCTTCTCCGCATCGTTCATCGCGCTCCTCCTAGTACCCGAAAAAATCATCGGCGTCTTCCGGCTCCGCCACGCTCAGCCTGGCCCGCGCCGAGGCCGTCAACCCGAACTGCATCGCATACGATCTGAATGCCGTGCTGTTGTCCCGCAGCACCTGCAACAATGGATGCTTCCTCGTCAGCCCCCGCTCATCCGTCGTCGTCAGCCCATCCTGTTTCAACTGTTTTGCCGCCCGTTCCGCCAGCGCATAATGTGTCGCCATCATCGCCAGCGCCGGCCCGTCCACCTCCGTCGCCACACCCAGCGCCACAAGCCGCGGCACATGCTCCCGCCAAAAGCGCCGCGCCTCCGTCAGCATATTGCGCGGCATCTTCGGCTCCCTGGTCGGCGGCTTCGGCTCCCCGCCGTTCAGCGTCCGCTTGCCCGGGTTCCCCTCCAACACCTTCAGCGCCGTGGGCTTCGGCGGCCTCCCCACCATGTTGCTCTCCTCGTGCTCCGTGGAAACTCCGTGGAATTTCCGAAAATTACGCGGTCGTGTGCGCGGAGTTTGGGCGGCGGTCTAGCTAGGGATTGTCCCCGCGATTCGCCCCGCCCCTCCCCCAGACCTCATCAGCCGTTTTCTCGCCGTGATGTCGTTTGCATAATGACTGGAGGTTGGCCCAGGCGTCCGTGCCGCCGCGCACCCTCGGCACGATGTGGTCGACGTCCGTCGCCGGCTCGCCGCAGACCGCGCAGAGTGGATGCGCACGCAGATACATGAGTCGCAACTTGCGCCACCGGCTGCCGTACCCGCGCGCCGCGCTACTGCCGCGCTGACGGTCGAACGCACGCTCTCGCTCACGCGCACATCGCTCGCAGTAACCGCCGCGCACCGCCAGCCCTGCGCACCCTGGCGTCCTACATGGTCGTCTCGCCTTCGTCGGCATGCCATCGCCTCCATCCGCCGTCGAAGAGCGTCGCCAACTCGCCCGCCGGCGACGCCCTTCGCTGGCCCCCAGTTCACGCCGCCTGTCGATCGTTCGCAAACAGCGGCAAGTCGCACACCTCTCGCGCTCGCGTATCCTGCGGCGCATGCCGGCGCAACCAGGCCCCCTCGCATTCAGCGCACGCCATTAGCGACCGCGGAATGTGGTTGGCCTGAATCACGAAGATGCTCTTCAGCCTGTCCGTCACTCTCCCGCACACCTGGCATTTCCCCATGACTAGCCCCCCCTGTTTTGAGATCCGTGAATATCCAACTCACCTCGTCCAACAGACCCGCGCTCCCCAACGTCCGCTCTATCGCCCGGCTGTATTGCCGCTCAGCCACCTCAGGCGCACGCACGGCGATGCACACCACGTCGCCGTCCAGCTCCATCGGCGACTCGCGCAGCTGGGCGATCTCCCGCAACAGGCGGATCGCCTGCGGCTCCGGTTCCGGTACGGGTTGCCGCGGCAGCCCGTACACGCCCGCCGTGTGCGCCTCTTCCAACATCTCCTCACGCGCCCGGTCACGCGCCCGCTTCTGCAGGATGCCGCGGATGTAGCGCAGCGTGCGCTTGTTCTCGCTCTCGCTGCTGGCCTCGTCGGCGATGCGCAGCGCCGCAATCACCTCGTCCGCGCCGTGGCGCTCTTCCAGCTCGCGCAGCCCCGCCTCGACGCCCGGTCGCATCTCCCCAAAACCGGCCCCCCTCCAAAAATCCAGAACAGAATCAAAACCACCACCACCACCACTGTTTTGCGGCTCGTCGCGCGTAGTGGTGGTGGTAGTGATCTCACTTTGATTAACGAGATCATCTTGCTGTTCAGTAGTTACTCTTATAGTACTTACTAGTTGGCGCGGTTTTCCGTGGCTGGATAATCCGTGGCCGGATAACCGCGCCATGGTGCAGGTTTCCGACACATCACCATGGTTCGGTTTTCCGGCCATGGTGCAGGTTTTCAACACATCGTCGCGACCGATTTCGCCGTCGCACGGTTCACCATGGTTCGGTTTCCCGGCCATGGTGCTGGTTTCCGGCAGTTCCGACGCCTGGTCTAGCTCTGCCGCCTCGTCGATGACGCGCTGATTTTCAGCCGCATGGGGCTCGTCGTACACCACGGATGCCCATTCGAACGTGCCGTTTTTCGACCGCCATCGCTCGCGGCGCAGATAGCCGGTTTTCTCCAACTCGCGCAGCGCGCTCTGCACCGCATGGCGACCGTCCGGCCCCGCCGAGGCCAACTGGCGGTCGCTCACCGTCCAGTGATCCGGCATCGACAGCAAATAGGCCAGCACCCCGCGCGCCTTGTAGCTCAGACGCTCGTCGCGCAAGCCCGCATTGCTCATCACCGTGTAGCCGTCTTTTCGTTCAGCCCTGACGATCACCGTCCCGCCTCCTTCATTCGCAGCCGCCGAATCCGCTGCGTCAATTCCCCCACGCGCGCCCGCAACTCGATCCGCTCTTCAACCGCCTGGGCCTCGCGCAGCGCCGCCTTCGCGCTCGCCAACTCCGCCCGCAACCCCTCCTCCGTCGTCCCCTCGTCCTCGTCCATGACCTGTTCCCCGGGGCCGGCGCCGCTCACCTACGACGCCGGCCCCGTATCTGGTCACGCCATGCGCCCGTCTCGCCTGTCTGGGCCGGATCTACCAGGCGAAACCCTCGTCAGGAGTCTGGACCCTCATCCACGGCCCCCGGTCGCTCTCCGGTCAGCGCACAGCGCGTTATCGTGCTAACGCACGCACTAGCGTGATCGCCCCTACGGGGCGGGCGTTCGCCATCATCTCAGCTGTACGACCTCCATCACCCCCGCAGCCCGCCAACAATGCCGCCGAACGTCCCAGCGCATCACCGGACGCCGGCGCACTACGCCCGGCATCCCCGACCCGTCGTCGTAGCGCGCTTCGTGCCGGTGGGTGCGCGGCGGCATCCGTGTGTCCTCCGCGCCAGGGCTCCCAATGCCCGCAGCCAGCGCCTTGGTCACGCGCTTGCCCGTCCCGCGCGGCGCCACAGGCCGGCCCGTCATCGCCCGGCACAGCGCAGCCCATCCCTGCCCCGTCGCCGGATACCCATACGCCCGGCACAACGCCCGATACGTCACCCAGCCTCTGGGCCGCTCCCGATAGTACATCGTCGTCGTCGGGGCCCACTGGCCCGCCTCGCCGACCAGGCCATACGCCTCATCCGCAATGCGCACCAGCGTCCGCGCCAGCGCGCCCGGCTCAGGAACCATCGTACCCGTCCCGGTCAATCGCCTCGATCAACAGGCTCATGTCGCTCTCCTCCCTCAATTCAGATGAAACCGCATCGTCGTTTCCGGCTGGGGCTCCTTGCGCTCCAGCGCCTCCTGCAACAGCGCATTCGCGCGTAACAGGGCCTCCTCGCGCCGCAAGCTGGCGGCCCAGCGCCGGCGCAGATCCTCGCTCCGCTGCGTCTCTACATACCAGCCCGCCGCACACGCCAACGTCGCCATCGTCAAGACCATGCACAGCGCCGTCAGCCACGCCGCCGCCGTCAGTTCGGCCCGCACCGCAATCGCCCCGAAGCCCGCCAGGCCCAGCATGACCAGCAGCCCGTCCGCCGCAACATCGCCCGCTCGCAAATTCATCGCTCCGCCCCTCCCGCGCAGATCGCCAGGAAAAACAACGCCGCCAACACAGTCACAATCACAGCGCCCGCCAAGCAGCCCATCTCACTCCTCCTCGCACGCCGACTCGCTGTACTCGCCGTGCCGCGCGTCCTTCGCCAGCCGCTCAATCTCCGCCAGGTCGTCGCGCAGCCGCGCCAGCAGCAGCATCATCGCCGGGTCTAAATTGCGCTCCGCCCGGCCCATCGCCCTGTCCCATCGCCCGCGCGCCGCGCGCACCCGCGCCGTAATGTCCTCCAGCGCCCAGATCGTTTTATTCGCCAGCCGAGTCGGTCTGCCCACAGCCGGCCTCCCTCGTCTCCGCCATCATCTCGTTGTGATAGAGGTACGCATCGCGCAAACCGCGGAACACCACGCCCAGCGACGACAACGCGATGACCGCCGCCATGTGCCACCACGCCACGCGGCCCGCCTCGTCGATCAGCAGCAGCAGGATCAACAGGTCGCCGCCCACGCCGGCCGCCACGCTCAGCCACGTCATGCGCTCGGCAATCCAGCGGCCCAGCGGCACGAACTCGATGGCGACGGCCACGCAAACGCCCCAAACGAGCGCCAAAAGCAGTGCAAATGCCAACATCCCGATCTCCTCCTGCTATCCTGAAAATCATGAAGAACCCAACGCCGCCCAAACCGCCTCGCCCTGCTCGCTCGCCGGGTCATCCAACGAGCGCACATAGATGTCCGTCGTCTGCAGGCTGCCGTGATGCAGCATCGCCCGCAGCCCATCCAGGTCGTGCGTCTGCCGGTAGTAGAGATGCGCAAACGTGTGGCGCAGATCGTGCAGCCGGTACAGCTCCCACCGCTCCACGCCCGCAGCCCGCAGCGACTGGCGAAAAATGCGCCGCGCGTTGCTCTCCGAGATATGCGCCCGTCGACGTTTCAGCCCTCCGGGCGCGCCCAGCAGGTTGCCCGTCCCGTGGTCCTGCAATGGCGCAAATACGAAATCGCCGTTCGGCGCCAGCGCCCGATAATGCTCCAGCGCCTCCCATGCCCGCGCCGGCAGCGGAACCCAGCCGCTTTTGCCGCCTTTGCCCTGCCACGCCCACATCCACCGCCCCGGCTCGCTGCGATGCGGCCGCAGCGCCGCCCAGCTCATGCGCACCACCTCGGCCGCACGCGCCCCGGTCAGAAAATAGACCAGCAGCAGCGCCTGATTGCGCGCCCCGCGCTGCGAACCCGCCCGGCTCGCCAGATAATCGAACAGCAGCCGCAGATCCGCATCGGGCAACACGTTGGCGTGGCCGTAGGGCTGCACCCGCTGCCGGCGCACCTGCAACAGCGGATTCTCCGCCGGCCCCAGCGCCGCAGACTGCCGCATCGCGAACTCGCACAGCGAAGACGCCGCCGCCAGCCGGCAATTCACCGACGCCGCCGCCAGCCCCTTCGCCCGCAGCGCCCGCTGCCAACTGCGCGCCTCCGCGCCCGACGCCTCGCCCGGCGATACGCCCGCCTGCTCCAGATGCGCCAGCCATTCCGCCGACGCACGCGCATAGGCGCGGCGCGTGTGTTCGCTCGCCGTCGCCTGCAGCCACTGGTCGCGCAGCCGCAGCCACGCGCTCATACCTCGTGCGTCCGCCACGTCTGCTCCCGCGTCTCGGCTTGAGAATACGACAAAGGCAAATGACGCCATGTCTTACCACGAACAATTGCGGAGATTGCGCCCTGCGAGACGTTAAATTGCTGGCCCAATGCGTATGTAGAATGCCCTGCTGAGGCATACAAGCGGCGGATGTCCATCACCTGTTCTGCGGTCAGCTTTGCAGAACCGTTCATTTCACCGGCAGTCGTCCCTTTTGGTCGCTCATAATCTCGAGGCAATAAATGCTTCCAGACTCTTCCTGCAAGAATGGCGTCAATCGTGCAGTAACTCACTCCATACTCGTCTGCAAGGGCTTGCCTGCGTTCGCCTGCCTGTGTCCTCCGATGGATGTCCTCAACATTCTCCCGGCTCAGCACGGCGAAATGATGGGCTTCTCCATGGACGAGCCGTCCCTTGTCTCTGGCATGGTGAGAATTCTCCTCTGCCGTCACCCATTCCAGATTCTCTGCTCTGTTGTCCGATCTGATGCTGTTCTTATGATTGATCTGATGCTTGGCGGATGGGCGCTTGCCGAGGAATGCCGGTGCAACAATACGATGAACGGCCTCCGATTTTCGCTTTCCGATACTGGTCGCATTGAGCGACACATACGCGTAACCGTCGATATATGCCGGCGTCAACACCTTGGCCGGTACGCCGCGCTCCCGGTTATCGTCGCACCTCACGCGCCGATATACGGAGCGCACCTGTCCACGATTGGACACTTCGTAGAATCCTTCGTAACCGACGACCGGCAGCCACACTTCCCTAGTTGTTCTCATAGTGTTGCTCCCGCGTCTCAAAAAAGTTTTCGAGTTCCGGCTCTTGTTGCATTAACAATCGTGAATAAAAAGCTCGATACGAATTATCGAGCTTGAAATCGCTAGTGGGATCGCTGGTTTGCATTGCATGCTGCCAGCGTAATGTCTCGAAGAGGCCGTTGATGCTGTAGCGCATTCTGCCCCGCCGGCGTATGGCGAGCGCCATATCGCGAAGTCGGGCATATACTGCGGGGTTCGATTTATGAAACGCCTCGAAGCGTTCGGCAATCGTCATGTCACGTCCATAGGTGGGCGTGATGACAATCCAGTCATCGAAAAGCGTAGGCTGCTGAATCATGACATACCTCGTTTGTGCAGAGGGGCGAAGGCCGGCTTTGGGACCGGCCCCCGCCTCAGGAGGAGGGAACGACGAACGTCTCCGCCGCTCCGCAGAGCGGCTAACGCGTGCTCTCGTGACCTTCGCTGCCAGACCGTTCCCTGGCGTCAGCCGCTCTGCGCAGAGGCGCAGCGTCCAGACCGAGGCGCGCTTCCTCGCCGGCGAGATAGGTTTTCAGCGCGTAGCGGATAATCTGCGGGCGTGTCGCCGGCCCGTGCTGTGACAGCCTCGTCAGCCGGTCGAACAGCTCCGGCTCTACCCGCACCAGCATCCGTTTCATTTTGCTCATGGGCGTCTTTGTCTTTGAAAAATCGAAAACGTAATCTGACCAACATTCTAGCACGCAGTACGACGGTTGTCAACCCCGAATGTAGATCATCTTTCGTTAGGCAGCATTCACCTACCGCTAATGTTTTTTAGCCCTACAATAGCGCCATGAATGCCAGGCAAATGGGGTGGAGAATACGCATGTCACGCGACGACCTGGGGCTTACTCAGGAGGAGCTAGCCGCACGCACCGGCATTAGCCGCCCATATCTCACGACTATAGAGAAAGGGCGCGCCGACAACGTCGGCATACGCATCATCGAATCGCTCGCCGACGCCCTCGGCGTCACCGTCAACTACCTGCTGGGCCTCAGCGACAACCCGCTGCCGGATGACGCGCGCACGCTCGCCGAATCCGCCGTCGTCTACGAGGTGGACAGCATCTCTCAGCGTCGCCGCGTCCAGCGCATGCTCGACCTATTCACCGCCCTCGACGAACCGGGCCAGGAGATGGCCCTGCGCCTGATGGAAACCGTACGCGATACCTATCAGCCCCGGATCATAGGTAATGACAGTTGAAGAGCGTCTCGACCTGCTGACAAAAATATGCCGGCGCCTATTGCGGCGCCGGCGAGTCTGGCTCTACTGGACGGTAAGCGGCTGGATTGTGCTGTAACCTAACTCTATGCCTAGAGTTAGGCCTAGCTTCTAGGCCTAATCGAGGAAGCGGCCCGCGCTGTCGCGCGAATGATAGCGCAGCGGATGGCCGCAGATCGGGCAGCGCCGCTCCGTCGTTCGGCGAAACAGCGTCAGCGGGAAAAACAAGATCTTAAACGGCAGAATAAACAACGTCGTCAGGCAGCCCTCAGACGTGGACCGCGTGCACTGGCTGCAATCGCGACATTTGCCCATCTCGACTCCTCTCGTTAGGTATGGCTCGGCATGCATCAGTATAGCACATCTCACGTCCGGCGCAGCCGCCCGCGGCACACACACCGGACGATAAATCGACCGCACCGGCGATTATCGCCACACCCGGCAGACGCCGCGGCCCGCGCAAATGTCACGTCTCGCGACCCGCCGAACATCACGTCTCCCGCCTAGACCATAGCCGTGTGCGCTAACCTCGTTCCCGTGTGGTTCGCGGTTCACATCCGTGAGGTCGGGGGTTCAAGTCCCTCCTCGCCCACCAACTGCCCAGCGCAGACCGCACGTCTAGGCCCCACGCCTAGCCGTGCGGTCTGCGCGTCTAGGGCCCGGAATAATTATCCGCATAGTAGAAGGGATAGGTATCACGTCCATGAAACTCTCTCAGGCGCTCACAGGCTACTGGCTCGCCCGCCGGCGCACACTCAGACCCAACACCCAGCGCGACTACGCACTCCACTACAACCGGCTGCTCAATTATCTGCACGACCCGCTCATCGACGACATCACCGCCGCCGACATCCATCGCTATCTCGACTATGTGCAGACGCGCTATAAGCTCGGCCCGAAGACGCTCAGCAACGTCTGGATCGCCCTCTCCGCCCTGTGGTCGTGGGCCGAGGTCGAGTTAAACATCCCGCACATCATCCGCGGCCAGGTGCCGCGGCCCCGCTATCGCCGCCCGCCCATCCTGCCCTACACCGAGGCGGATCTGCGCGCCCTGCTCCTCGCCGCCGAACGCGACGCCGGCCGCCATATGCGCCATGACGCCCTGCGCGACCGCGCCATCCTCCTCACCCTGATCGACTCGGGCCTGCGCGCCTCGGAGCTGTGCGATCTCACCCTGCGCGACTACGACGCCGAGACCGGACGCCTCAACGTGCGCCACGGCAAAGGCGACAAACAGCGCGTCGTCTTCGCCGGCGACGGCGTGCGCCGCGCCCTGTGGAAATACCTGGCGACCCGCCCAGAGGCCGCGCCGGGCGACCCGCTCTTCGCCACGCGCAACAACACCGCCATCAACCGCACCAACCTGCTGCAACTCATCGTGCGCACCGCCGCCCGCGCCGGCGTCTCCAACGCCAACGTGCACAAGTTCCGCCACACGTTCGCCATCACATTCCTGCGCAACGGCGGCAACCTGCTCGAGCTGCAGCGCCTGCTCGGCCACGAGCGCATGGACACGCTGCATATCTACGTCCAACTGGCGCAACAGGACCTCGCCGCGGCCCAGCGCAGCGCCAGCCCGGTCGATCGCTGGCGGCTCTAGGCCCCCGTCGACGCCGCCTGCTCGTCCGCCCTTTCCAGCATCCGCTGGTAGGCCAGAATCGCGCCCCGGTTCAGGTCAATCGCCTCGCGCAGCGCCTTCGCCTGCGCCTCCGCCTCGCCCAGCTGCGCCCGCGCGCTGCGCAGCCCCTGCTCCAACTGCTGAATCTGCTGCTCGATATATTGCCTATCCACTGTCTCTCTCCGCCTTAGGTTCAACCTCGCCTAGCCACTCGCCTAGCGCCGCGCTGCGCTCTGCCGTCTTGTCCGCCAGACGGCTGCGCATTTCGCCCTGCTCTACATCGCGGTCCGCCTCTTGCACCAGGCGGAACCAGTATTGGATCACGTCGTCCAACAGCGCCTCCAGCCGTTGTTTCGGCGTCGGGTCAGGCGCGTCCAGATTGTGCCATGTGAGCGCCGACACCTCCTCCAGAAACGGCTGCGCTTTGCTGTCGGGAACGGAGCGCGTGACCGTGATCGGACCGACCGTAATGCTGATTGTCGCCATCATCTCCCCCGCTCTACAACATCGTCAGCGTGATCGTCGGGTCTTGTGCGAACATCACCGGCACAAACGACATGCGCACCGTCTGCGTCGAACTAGACCCGTTGATCTGCGTCATCGTCAGCGTGATCTCGCGCGTCGTCTCGTTGGACGACGCCGTGATCGCAATCGAAGTGTGGCCGAATAGCGCCTCGCTCAACTTCGTCATCGTCGCGTTGTTGTATCCAACCGTCAGCACCCACATTTGCCCGCTGGAATTTGCGCCGCCCGACACTGCCACGCCGACCAAAAACGCGCCCGCAATCACCCCCGCGCCGCTGCTGTGAATTTTACACAGCGCGGTCGCCGAGTTGTGCGGGAACGATGTTTTTTCACCGGACAGTCCGATGCCGACGGCGAACGCCTGCCGTACCGTGAACGTGTTCGCCGCAGTTAGCACGATGTCGCGCACCTGCTGCGGGCTGGCGTATTTGTCGCGCGTGCCTTCCGCCGCGCTCGTGTCCCAGACGCCGATGCGGTCGGTTTCGGCTACGGCATCAATTTGCGCCAGGTCGCCTAATGTCGCCATGATATGTCCTCTCTTCTACAATCCCGTCCAACTGCTGATATACCGCGTCGACGCGCCGAGCGAGAGCGGTTGAACCGAAATATACACCGTGTCCGCGCCGCTCGAACCGTTTGTCTGTTTGACCGAGAGCGTGACTACTCGCGTAGTCGTGTTTATCGCCGCCGTCAATGCCAGGCTGGTCGTACCGAACAGCGAGCCGCCCAGCTCCGTCACGGTCACGGTGGTCCACGCCGTCGAAACCAGGTACGCCTTCGTCCCCAACCGCCCGCTTCCGCTCGTCGTGACGGTCGCCAACATCTGAGAGACCGTGTTTGAGCTGATGGTATACGTCGCGATGTCGGTCGTCACGTTGTGCGCCACGGACGCCTTGCTGTGATTCCACCCCAGCCCGCCGTCGCTGTATATGATGCCGGTTACGCCCAGACCGCCTGACGTTATTGAGACATCTCCGACGAGTTCTATGGCCGGACTACGCAATTTTATTATTGTTGTGCCCAGACCCAGCTCTGATGCCGGGTTGCTCGAACCCGTTCCCGTATAAACTGCCAATGCAATGGCTCCATCGATTCCGGGTACAAGACCGCCGGATTCGATATAAAGGCCGGCCAGGGTGGAGCCGTCGGATAATTGATAGATTTCCGATTCGACGGTATCGTCACGCGCGAATTTGACCGACAAATCGAGCGAATAGACGCCCGTGTAACTATTGATCGTGAGTCCGTCCTCATCCAGCACCACGGACCCCTCGCCCGCCATCAATTTGCCGTCGCTGGCTCTCGCCCGCCACTGCCAGTCGCCGCCGTTTTTCCCGCCCAGATACGTGCCGTCCCACAGCAGACCCGTCGTGGATGAACCGGCGAAGTAAAACTGCCCGGAGCTGTTCATGTACGTGCGCCAGGCCGTGCCGTTCCAATAGCCCATGCGCGTGGCATCCATGTACAGCCCCGCCGCCCTGCCCGTCATGGTCAACGTCGCCCCAGGCAGCACCGCCGTGACCAGCCGGTTACTGCTATCCAGCCCGCTGTACGCCCGCCCCGCGCCGGTTTTCTCATTGGCGTTGACGCGCTTGTAGGTCGAGCCGTCGCTCACGTTGTCCAGGTTGGCGTCGCTCAGATTGCCGATGCCGCTGCCGCCCGTGATCGTGATGCTGCCGCGTACGGCCAGCGTGCCCGCCGTCTGATTCCAGGCCAGGCCGGGGCCGGACCCGACATTGCCCAGCACGAGGTCGCCGGCGTTGTTCATGTACGTGCGCCACGCGCCGCCGTCGTAATAGCCCATATGCGACGCGCTTAGATACAGCCCCGCACCGCCTGGCGGCGCCAGCGGCGCGGGAATGCCGCTGAGGTCCTGGCTCCAGTCCACCGTCGATTTCGTCGCCAGCGCCCCGGCGTCAGCAAAATTGCTCAGCCCCGTGCTGCCCTGCGCAATGACCATCTGTCCGCGCAGATACACATTGTCCGCCCACAGCCCGTAGCCGTCCAGCGTGCCGCCGAAGGCCGCGTCCGTGATGCCCGTCAGCTTGCCCAGGCGCACTTTCACTTTGCCCGGCGTATTCCAATCGGCGTGTGTACGCACGCCGTCCACCACGTCGATGTACGGCGCGTTGGAGTCGTCCGCCGTCAGGTAAACCGATCCCTGCCGCGTCGTATCCGTGCTGCCCAGGCGCACCAGGTCGTCGCCCACCTGCGGCAGGTCGCCGCCCACCCAGGCGGCGGTGTAGGTGAACAGATCGAGCACGCGCCCAACCGTCAGGTTGACCTGGCGCACCACATCGTATTCGCTGCCGTCCCAATTTACCTGCTGCGTCCGCAGCGCGTCTCCATCGATAAATCCGTGATAGAGGTCGTGGTCGTCGTCGGTCGGGTCCTCGCGCGTGTCGATGGTGTAAACGCGGGTGTCGAACTCGGCGTCCGCCGTCGAGCCGCCCGTCTCAAATTCCCGGCGCACCGTCGAGCCGCCCGTCTCAAATTCCCAGTCATGATCCGGCCCGTCGAGCTTGGCGATTTCGCTCGACGACGTGACGAATACGCTGCCGTTGGTCGCCCGAATCTGCTGGATCAGCAGTTCGTAGACGCGCAGCCGCCCGCGCACGGTCAAGTTGTCCAGCTCGCCGCTGGCCTTGCCCGCCTCGGTCACGCCCATGTCGAACCGATACCCGCTGCCCGTGAAGCCGCTGACGAAAAGGTCATTGCTCGCCAGCACCTTCAGTTGCAGCGTGCCGAACCCGTCATTGGCCGTGGAGAGCAGGGATTGCGACGTGCCCGGATTCGACGTGCTGCTAACCTGATGGACGTGCGTGTCCGTCGATACGCCGTTGACCGTCGCGACGGTCAACGTGCCGGGCGTGCCGAGCGTTAATCGGTTCGTGCTGAACGTCAGGCCGCTGTGCGTGGCCAGTTCGATGCGCAGCTTGCTCGATACGTCGAAACCCAGTCCGGAATTGGCGCTCGCCAGGTCCACAAACACCTGGTCATCCGACGTGTCAATCCCCGCTCCGCCGCCCACATACAGCCCGCCATTCACGTCGAAACCCAGTCCGGGCTCATTCACGCTCGACAGCTTGACGCCCACCTGCTGCCCGCCGCCGCCCAACAGGATGCCGTTGCCCGCCGTCGCCGGGTCATGGTGCGCCGCCGCATTCGCCGCGTGCGCCGAGATGTCCACCCCGTCGATCAGCACGCCGGCCTCGACGGGCAGATTGCCCGTCAAGCTGCGGCCGCCGGCGCGCATCAAGAACTGCGGCGCCTGGCTGTCCGCCAGCGTCCCGTCGTGATACGCCCCGCTCAACGCGTGTTTCGCCATCTCGCCCGTCGCGCCGCCGCCGCCGCCCGCGCCGGCCATCGCCTCGTTGATCCAGCGCACAACGTACGGTTTCAATTCACGCGCCAGTTTGCCCAGCGTCTGCGCCATGCTCTACCCCTGCCTCACCTCTCCGACCGCCCACGGATCCGGTGCGCCCTCCGGCTCCCAACTCAGCGCATCCTCCTGCGCATCGTACTCGGCGCGCTCCACGAAGACCGGCGTCAGCGCCGCGGCCATATCCACCTGCCCCGGCACGTCCGGCAGTTGCACCCATCGCCCCGCCGGCAACACGCCCGGCTCCGCCTCCCGGTCCTGCTCACGCGTGATGCGCCCGTCGGCGTGCATCACCCAGTCGTAGCCCGCGCTCGCCGCCGGCTGCGCGTGGATCAGCACGCGCCGGCTCGCCTGCACCGTCGCCAACAGCCGCCTGTCCGCCGTCGTCCCCGACAGCAACAGATCCTCGATCTCGTCCAGCGCCGTGTGCTCGCCGCTGCGATACTGCCGCGCCTCGACGCCTACGCTGCCGTCGATAACCGCCCCGTCCAACAGATCGCCCATCGCCTGCACGATGTCGTGCACCTGCGTCGCCGTGTCCTCCACGCCCCACGCCACAAACGGCATGTCCGCGTCCGGCGTGCGCGCCGCCCAGCTCGATCCCGTCCACAGTTTCAGGCTGCCCAGCCCGTAGCCGCTCTGCTCGTCCATGTCCACGACGTAATAGTCGATCAGGCTCGGCGTCCCCGTGCGGCTCAACACCACCCAGTACGTCGTCCCGTAGTTGATCGTGGTCGCCCCGCTGAATTTAAACGAGACCCAGCCCATGTTGCGGCTCAGGTCCGCCGCGTCGATCTCCGCCCCCTCGATCTCCGCGTACGGGTTGCCGCCGGAATTCGACCACAACGCGCAGCGCACCTTGTCCGACGGGTCGCCCTCCTTGCGCAGACGCACCGTGATCTCGCCCAGGTCAAATGAGGCGTTGTACTCCGGCGTGAACGACTGGGCGACCATCTGCCCGTGCGCCGTAATCGTCAGGCTCGCGCCCGCGTCCTCTTCCGCAATCGTCTCCTTCACCACCACGTACGAACGCCGGCTGATCGTCACATTCGCGCCGGCAGCCTCGTAGGTCACGCTCCCGTTTTTCACCTCCATCGCCGAAGCCCCGCCGGCTTTGACGGCGTAGATGCCGTCGTTGAGACTCGACCCTGCGATCTGGATCACGTCGTCGTTCTCGAAGACGCCCAGCCCGCCGGCGCTGTCGTATATGTCGTCGTCTTCCGTCTCGCCCGGCTCGGCGAACGTGATCGTGTTCGCCGTGTAGATCTCCATCTCCTGCTCGTTCAGGCTCGCCACGGTGTACGTGCCGTCGTTGCTCGCCGACCCGCTCACGACAAATTTGCTGCCCGGGTAGAGCGCGCTGCCCGTGTTGAATATGATGCGGCCCAACGCCTGGAAGCCGGTCTCCGTCGCCGACGTTGCGCCCGCGCCCAGCGCCTGGTTGGCCCCGCCTGCGATCTCATGCCCCTCGCGGCCGGCCGGGTTGGCGTAATAGCGCCAGCCCAGCGTAGACCACCAGCCGCGACAGCGCAGCGTGCCGCGCACGCCCTCGCCCGCGCCGCCGGCAATGGCGACCCCGCGCGGCACGGCGAACTGCGCCAACAGCCGGTCGCGGATGGCGTCCGCCTGGATCTCATTCACGTCGCCCTTGCTGTACAGCAGCTCCCGCACGCCGTAGCGCGCGCTGCTCAGCGCGTCCTGCGCCCACTCGGTGGTCGCATCCTGCGTCGCCCCGGCGCCGTCCTCGTAGGTGTACTGCACCGCCACCCGGTTATACAGGTTCTCCAGGCTCAGGGAGATCGCCAGTTTCTCGCCCAGCCCCACCGTCACCTCGTCGATATAGCCCCACCAAACCGGCGTGCCCGTCCGGTTGCGGATGCGCACCCCATAGCGCAGCCAGCGCATCGTCTCCCACAGCGCCGACAGCGGCCCCTCCGCCTCGATCTCCGCCTGCACCGGCCCGCCCACAGCCGCCGCGCTCCAGCGCCGCGGCCGCAGCGTCAGCGCCGGCGGAACCGCAATCGGGTTGTGGTTGAGGTTGAGCGCCTCGACATAGTATCGTTCGGCCATGATTGCCTACACCGTCAGCCGCCGCGGGCGATGCCAGGCCCGCGCCGTAAATGTCGACCCCGCCACGAAGCCGGGGTCGAACTCGTCGAAGAGCACGCTCAGCCGCTGCGTTCGGCCCGGCCATACATGCACCGGCGGCCCAAACGCCCGGAAATAGGGCTGATGCCCGCCCGCCGTGCCCTGCAGATACAGCAGCTCCTCCGGCCCGTCGTCGACCACCGCCTCGCCCTGCGCCAGGCTGAACGTCGGCGACTGGTAGATGCGCCGGTATTCGCCCCGCTCCGTCGGCGTGAACTGGACGAAGTCGAGCGTGGCGCTGCCGCCCGTCTCGCAGCGGATGCCCAGGCCCAACGAGACGGATGTCATGGCCGCGTCATAGCCGCCGGGCGGCAGCGGAACCGCGCCCAGGTCCCAGATGCTCGTGCGGGTCAGCGGCCCCGCGGCCTCGTCCCCCTCCCACAGCGGCGAGTACGCCGCGCCGCGCTTGCCGAACACCGCAGGCCTGACCGTCACGCCGCTCGCGCTCAACATGCTGAACACCAGCAACAGCCGCCAGTATCGCCCGCCCAGGTGGCCCGTGAGCGTGTCGCTCAGGTCCCACATATAGCGCGTCGTGCCCGGGTCGCTGCTCCCGCTCCAGTTCACCGTCGCCCCGCCGTTGGCTCCGACGCCGCGCACGAAGCGCGTCATCGTCGGCGTGCCGTGGACGATGTTGGCGATGTAGATGTTTTTCCAGTCGCACGGGCTGGCCTCCGCCTGCACGATCTCCAATTTCAGCGGAGAGGGCAACACCCCCGCCACCGCCGTGCCGGCAATCGACAGCCAATTCGTCTGCGCCGAGTTGGCGTCGTCGTTGTTATACGCCGTCGCCGGCGCCGTGCCCGGCGTCCCCCCTGTCCCGCTCGACGCCAGCGGGATCTGCGCCAATTCGCCCTCCCAGTAGAAGCGCCGCGTCACATGCACGCCCACCCGCGCCGTCGGCGTCGTCTCGCTCAACCGCCGCAGCATCGGGTTCGGGTCCCACTGCACGCGCCCGTCCAGCACCTCGCTGCGATAGTAGCCGTCGCCGCTGATCGCCTCATATTCCAGCCAGACCCGCGCCCCGACGCCGCGTTCCTGCCGGCGGCGCGCGCTGTCGAGCAATTTCTCCACGTCGTTGACCGCGCCGCGCACCGCCGAGGCCGTCCCGCGCAATACCGCCTCGACCGTCTCCGTCACCGTCTCCGCGTCCGGGTCCGGCGTCGTCGGGAAATAGGTGAACCCGCGCCACGTCCCCGAGTTAAACGTCACCGTCGTCGACCCGTCCGTCAGCCTGACCGTCGGCGCCATCTGCTATGCCCTCCTGCGAATCATGCCGGCGATGCGGTAGGCCAGCGCCTCTTCATCCAGATCCCCCGCCAGCTTCGCCACGCTCACGTTGACCGTCACCGGCGCCGGCTGCTCCAGCATGGCCCGCGTCTCGTCTGCGCTGAAGACCGCCGCGCCGCGCGGCAGGTTGACCAGCTCCGGCCCCTCCTCGCCCACCAGACTCAGCCCGCCGCGCCAGTACGGCGTGCCCGCCGCATTGGCCCCCACCGGCACGGCCGGCCCCGTCGCCCCCATGCCGCCGCGCACCGTCACCACCGGCGACCACGCCAGCAGTTCGCCCAGCCAGCCCGGCCGCGGCAGCTGCAGATCCCCGATCCAGCTCGGCCGCGGGATGCTCGGCCACACCCAGCGCGGCAGCGACGGCCAGCGCCACGCCGGATACGCCGGCCACACCCATTCCGGCAGCGACGGCCACGAGAACGAGAACGAGTTCAGCGCCTCCGCCGCCTGGTTGGCCGCATTCATCGCCGGGTCTTCGCCCGCCGGCGTCATCTTCATCACGCCCTCGACGGGCAGCCGCCCGGAGGCGTCGCCGCCTACCGCCGTCAGGTCCAGGCTCTGGATCTCCAGCGCCCCGTTCACCGCCGGCAGCCCGCCGTCGAACTGCGTCGGGTCCACCATCACATCCTCGATGCTGAACGGGCAGGAGATCGCCTCGATGTCCGGCGGCACTACGATCTCCGTCGCCTCCACCGTCGCCTCGATTTTGTTGCCGCGGCCGAACAGGTTGTTCACGTTCGACCAGATGTCGCCCCACGTCGGCACGCCCAGCCGCTGCTCCGCCGCGCCCATGACCTTGCCGACCGGCCCCAACGTCAACGTCTCCAGCGGCGTCTGCTGCGCAAACTGGCTCTTAATCGCCAGCAGGATGGCGTCCTTGATCGCCGTCCCGATGCCGCTCCAGTCCGCCTGCGCCAGGCCGGTCACGACGCCGGTCAGGAAATTCTGCACGAAGGCGTCGACGTTGGCCTGAAACTGCGTGATGTCCGTGGCGGAAATCTGGTTCATGAAATTGCCCACGAACGCCGCCGCCGCCTCGACGATGGCCGCCGTCGCCGTGCCCACCGCTACGCCCAGGTCCGTGGCGAACGTCTCGCTGCCCAGCATCTCGCCCAGCTTGGACGAGATCGCCTTGCTCAAATTGCCCGACGCTGTGCCCAGGTCTCCGAAATTGCCCGGGTCGAACACGGCCGCAATGCCCTCGCTCAGCGCCGTAGCCGAGGCCGCCAGCGCCGTCGTGATGGCCTCCGCATCCCACGCGCTCACCGCGTCGCTCAACAGATTCATCAGCGCGGTCAGCCCCTTGGTCAGCGCGCCCGTCGCAGTCAGGATCACGTCGGTCTTCGTGGCGTTGACCACGCCGATTGTCTCTAGGATGCTCGCCACCGCGGCGTTGAACCGCGCCGCCGCGGCCATGTCGCCGACCTCGCCCATGCGCGTCTGGATGCGGTTCACCACGCCCGCCACGCGGTCGACGTTGCGCTGTACGAACTCCGCCGCCGGCCCGCTCTCCGCCAGCACGCTCTGCACCCACTGCCGCGCCGCCGCCGTGGTGCGCTCCACCCAGGCGCGGATGCCGCTTTCGTCGACGAACGCCTCCGCCTGCGCTATCGCCGCGTTGGCCTGCATGCGCAGCGCCGCCATGCCCATCACCGCCGCCAGCAGCGCCGTCTGCTGCAGGTCCGCCAGCCCCGCGCCGATGGCCTCGCCCACGCTCGCCGTCTTGCTGCGCGCCAGCTCGGCAATGCCCGCCCAGCTCCCCGTCTCGAAGGCCGCCTCGAATTCGACCGCCAGGCTCTGCACATGCGCCGTGACCTCCGCCACCTGCGTCGTCGCCTGCGTTTTGATCTCCTCGATCGTCGCCGCATCCAGCCCCTGGACCATCCCCGCCAGCGCCGTCGCCGCATTCGTCAGCGCCGTCGCCGCGTTCGTCGCCCACGCCGCCACCGTCTCCAGGATGCCCATCTGCTGCAGATACGGGTACGCCAGCCACGCCGCCGCGCCGATCGCCGCCACAGCCGCCACGACCAGCCCCGCCGGCGAGACCAGCGCCGACGCCGCCACGGTCAGCGACCCCAGCGCCATCAGCAGCGGACCCGCCGCCGCAGCCGCCGCCGCCGCCGTCACGATCCAGAACTGCAGCTTGGGGTTGGCGTTGGCGAAGGCGTCCGCCAGCGCCAACGCCTTCTCCGCAATCGGCTCCAGCGCGTCCAGCGCCGCCAGTTTGGCCGGCCCCAGCCCGTCGTTGATCTTCTGCAGGAACACCTCCCAGCGGATGCCGGCCTGCTGCGCGGCGAAGCCGGCGGCGTTTATGCCCTCCGTCTGCGCGCGGAATGCGGCGTCCGTCGCGCCCGCCGCATTCTCCATCGCCCCCAATTTTTCCGTATAATCGTCCGCCAGCGGACCCGCCAGCGCCAACGCCAGCGTCTGCCCCTCGATGCTGCCGATGAATTTCTGCAGCGGCGTTCCGCTCGCCTCCGCCGCCGCCACGATTGCCTGGATGGCCCCGATCAGGCCGTATTGCTGCAGCATGGCCGCGCCGGTCTCGACGTTCATCGCCTTGAACAGATTCGTCATGTCCGCCGTAGGGGCCATCAGGCTCTGCAATATGCCGCGCAGCTGCGTGCTGACCTCGCTGGCGCCGCCCGTGACGCCCGTGGCCGTCGCCATGACGGCGAACAATTCCTCCTGCGCCACTGCCAGCGCCGACGCCAGCGGCACGACGCGCCCGATGCTCGCCGCCAGTTCCGGGAAACTCGTCTGCCCCAACTGCACCGTCACGAACGCCAGGTCGCTGGCGTGCTGCACCGCCTCCGCCGAGGTGTCCCCGTATCCCTTCGTCACGGCCGAGGTGAGCGCAATCGCATCGTTCACCGTCGCCAGCCCGGCGGCCGCCGCCTTGACGTTGGTCTCCAGAATGCGCGCCGTGTCCGCGCTGTCGCCGAAGGCGGAGACGACCTGATACAGGCCCTGCGCCACGTCGGTGGTGCTCTTGCCCGCCTCGATCGCCAGGTCCTGCACCGCCGTTTTCAGCTCGCGCGTGCGCTCCGCCGCCAGCCCCAGGCTCTGCACGTTGCCCATCTCGCGGTCGAGCGCCGTCCCCGCCTTCGTCGCCATGGCGGCGATGCCGATCAACGGCGCGGTAATGCCGGCCGTCATGACCTTGCCCGCGTTCTGCATGGCCCGGCCCGCTGCCTTCACGCTCTGCTCCGCGCTCGCCAAGCCGCGCTCCAGGGCGGTCGTGTTCGCCTCGATCTTGATTGCCAACGTGCCGATTGTCGCCATCAGCGTCCCCTCTTCAGCATCTCAAATATCGCCACCTGCTCGTCTATCGTCTGCGGCGGCGGCGGCTCTCTGCCGAACTCCGGCATGAAGTCGTCCGGCGTAAACGCTTTGCCCCAGTTCGCGTTGGCGATCACGCTGGCGACCAGCGCCGCCCGGTAGTCTGCCCGCCACTCGCCCCACGGCTCGATCTGCGCATACGCCTCCCACTCCGCCAGCTCGCGCCCGTCGATGCGCGCCAGCAGCTCGCGCACCGTCAGGCCCAGCGCCAACGCTAGGCGGAAGCGGAATCGCCGGCGGGGATCCCGTCTAAATTTTCCGCCAGCTCCTGCACGTCCTCGTCGCTGATGCCGCTCAATCGCGATGCCGCGTCGAACACCCGGTCGAGCGCCGCCGCGCTCTTCGCGCCCAGCGCCTCCACGTCCGTCCGGCTGAACAGCAGTTTGCCGTCCTCGCCGACCACCGACGCCGCCACCAGTTTGGCGCGGATGTTGTACGTGTTGCGCTCGACCTTCCGTCCGTTGGTCGTCACGATCTCCGCCTCGAAGGCGTCGCGCTGCGCGCCCGTCAACGTGCGCACGCGCACCGCGCCGCCCCACTCCGGCACCTCTACATCCTCGGTGGGCAGGTCGTTCGCCGCCAGGATCGCCTCGCGGCTCAATAGTTTTTTCGCCATAGTATCCTCGCTCTCGTTTAGGTGGGGATGCCGTGCGCCGCCCGGCGACTCTGGCGGGCGGCGCACGGCGCACA